CCATCATCTAAAGCATCTATAAATTCCTCAAAACTTATATGTTGACTTGATAATAAACTAATAAGCGATTGTTCTTGTGCATATTTACTAAATGGATTGTTTTGCGATACATCAATTCTGACATTTATCTTCATTCTTGCAAGTAATTCAGGAGAAATAGTCATTGTCTGATTATCGTCCATCTGCACAGATAATCCATTAGGATTGTATGCTACCCAAATGTCATACCAAAGTAAAGCTAAATCCTCTACAAATTGTCTATACTTTGCAATCTGTTCATTAAGTGGTAAAGCAGCCTGATCTCTTGTTGCAATAATAGCATTTCCGGAGGCTTGTGTTGGATCTACTTGCCCCATTGCTGCATCACCTGCACCTGCAAGTTCTTTTGATTCTGTCATAAGTTCATCAGACAAATTCCTTGCATCAGGACTTACAACTGCCGGATTAAGATATGCTATATAATTTTGAATATTTTGTGCATTTCCATCTTTTATTCCAATCTTCGCTCCAATTAAATCAATTTCATCAGGATTACTTATTGAATTTTCTAAATATGCTACTTTAGGGAACGCACATTGTTTTACTGCAATAAATCTCCTTGCTAAATTTTTATTCAATGCAAGCTGATTTGGCATTAAAAATTCAACCTCTCCACATCCTCTTGCACTACCTTTTTTATCCTCCCAAATATAATTTACTAAAGGATACCTTTTTAATCCTACCGGAGTTGCTGTTTCTTCAGCATTAGGATCTTTTGCAGTCAAAATAGTATCAGGTTGATACTCCACATACTTTGTAGAACGAGCTATATGAACAAAACCATTATCATCTTTATATAAATACAATAATGATAAGCCTTTCCCCTCATCGCTGTTATAATCAATTTCCATTTTATCGCCAAGTTGATGACTTCTCTCATTATCTGAAACAATTAACTCTATTTGTTCCTTTGATATGCCATTAGCTTTAGCTTCCTTCCTCATATCCTTAATAAATCTTCTTTCAACAATAATAATATAAGGTTGTGCCTGTATATTTGAATTTTGCTCATCGCCAAGTAATACATTAACATTATCTACAAGCTGTCCTTCAGAAACATCAGACTTTCCAAAGAAGATATATCCATCTGCTTGAATACACGCATCTTTTATTATCTTCCACGAAAGGCTATCCATTTTTGACCTTTCCCACATAATAGAAAAATGTTTATTAAGTGCTTCACAAGCCTTTATAGCTTCTGCATCGCCATTATCCATAGGAGAAAATATCGCAGACATTGTATTTTGTGCCACAGTAGCAACTTTATATTTAACTACTCCCTTTATAAAGTTCAAAATAGGTAGTTCTTCATTATCAGCTTTAATTCCGTGCCATTGATCGCCATTAAAAAATCTATGACATTTATCTGTTTTATTGACTAAATTTATTTTGTTGATATAATCAATACCTTTATTGTATAAATCCCATATTTTTGTCGTAATCTCTTGACTCAATTTATTTCACCTCTATTTCCTTTTGTCCTAACTCATCGCCTGTATAATTATCTATGTTGTCTAATATCTGATTTAGCCTTTTTTCTGCTTTAGTTTGCTTTTTCTCTTTTCTAAATAACTTCTTATGTGCCTTTATTCCCGGTTTTGTATTTTCCTGAATATTAAGTCTTTTGTATAGCTCAAAAACGCATAAAAAAAGCATTATCAGAATTGATAATACTAAAATTTTAAATATTATATTAAATAACATTCACTCTACCTCCTTTTCCTAACGGATTTTGCTTTGGCTTTTCAAATTCAAAATTAAATTGCTTTGCAAATACTTCTGCTACATCTGCATAAACATTTCTTAACCTATTAAGTGCTTGTGTGCCACAATCCACCTCGTCATCGTGTTCTGCATTAGGGAATTTGCTCCACTCATCAATAAATTCTTCAACCCATTCTGCATCCTCCGGCAAAAATACATTGCCACCTTCAACCAAATAGGAAATAGCATTTGCTCTTGCCACTTTTCCACCTTCAGGCTCTACTGCAATTATTCCATCCACAGTATTTTTTAATACTGAAATAATGGCAGATCCATTTGCTTTATCCTCAATGTATTTATAAGTAATATTCTTATGCTTTTCTAACATCTTCTTTATTGCAGCAATAGTACCTATAAAATCCAATCTTGCTTTGAGTCTATCTATTAAGTAATAGTTGGCATTTCTTTTCCCCCAAACTTGTATTGCGACAAAATCGCTTGTATCTTTATCCTTAAAAGTTGCATCTATTGAAAGTGCAACAACCGGCATAGGCGGTAGTTCCTCTATCTTATAAAACTTCCACCATTCCCTTTTTATTAAATTTCCTTCTTGTGCTGTTGGTCTTCCCTGAAATAAAGCTAACCAAGTTCTCTGTCCTTCTTTGGTTACATATCCCTCTTTATACTCTTTTAGCCATTCATTATTCTTTCCAATCTCCGGAGCTAATGCTTCACCAACTTTTCTATTTAACGGATCATTTTCTTCAGCTTCACAAGGAAGATTTAATACTTCTACATACTTCTCATTTTTGATAATGTATCCTGCCAAATCTTCTTCGTGCCATCTTGTCTGAATTATAATTACTTTAGCACCAACAGCTAAACGAGTTTTAAACGAGTTTAACCATTCATCAATCAAATTCTTTCTGTATGTTTCACTATCAGCTTCCTTTCTGTTTTTAATCGGATCATCTATAATCATTAAATTACAAGGTCTTCCGGTTACACCACTCATTACACCTCTGCTAATCATACCGCCTTGAGTTTCCTTGCCATCGTATTCAATTTCAAACTCTGTCATTGTGTTAGGACTTTTAGCAGGTTTTATTCCGAATAATTCTTCGCCAAACATTTTTATTTTTGTGTTATTTCTTCTGCCAAATAACAACGCAAAATCCTCCGAATAACTAATTTCTATAACTCTATTACTCGGATTCTTCCCTAAATACCAACTCGGTAAAGTTTCTGTAATAGTCATTGACTTTCCGTGTTGAGGTGGCATAGATAAAATCATTATCTCGTATGGCAAATTGCTTTCTCGCTCTATAAACTCCTGTATTCTATCACATATATAATCTACTGCCTTGCCATGTTTCCATCTGCCCTCAAAAACATATTCAACATAGCTTTTATACTCTCTCCTTGCTAACTCTTTACGAAGTTCATTCCTGATCTTCATTTTTAAGCAGCTCCTTTATCTGCTCTGTTGTCAAATGGCTTAAATCTATGTTTTTGAATGGCTTATTGTCTTTATTTCCTATGTTATTGTCTATTTCCGTCTTATCTTTCCATCCGAAATTATTTTTTAAACTGAAAATAACTCCTGTTGCAATTCCTCCACCCTTAAACAAGCACATTTCCGCATATCCTTCGACTCTTTGCTTTGCTCTTTTTATCGTGTCAGAAAATTCATTTTGTTCTTCATATCTCAACAAGGTTTCTCTCGTCATATCTAAAGCTAACGCAAGTCCTGATACAGTATATGGTAAATGTTTTTTATTACACAAATAAAAATATTCTTCTATAATTTGCTCCATTTCCTCAACAGTTGAATATTTTTTTGGTCTCCCTACTTTATTTTCTCCCATATTTTGTATCACCTCGTTTCCCTTTCAATCCTTTTCTGAACTCCTTTTTTGTGTTGTTTCTGATTTCTTCGCTTTCGTCACAACTTCTCCTGTTTTTGCAGCTCCTGCATTCTCTCTGTTTCATACAAAATTCAAAATCAAATTTTTGTTTTTTCATTAGAATCAACTCGCTTTATGGCGGAAGATAAAGGACTTGCACCTTTGGAACTATCGTTCTACCGGTTAGCAACCGGCTGCATTCGCTTCTCTGCCAATCTTCCATATAACAAAAAGAGCCTACGCACATTAGCATAAGCTCTTTTTGTGTATTTAACTATAAGGAGGTTTAACTTGTACTCTCTTTTATCTTTAATACTAATATATCACATACCAACCGAACAAAACGAACAACTTTATTTTTCCTCCAAAAATCTATCGTGCATCATCCTCAAACTATCACTATTATTACTTCCACCGATTGCCTTTGCAACCTGTCCCCAACTCATACAAAGTATATGCCTATGATAAATTATTTGTCTCATCAAACTATCATCTATTGTTTTTATGTATTCGAGTATTTTTATGTATTCCTTAATTACCTTTCCTTGTAATTCTTCTATTGTTTTCTGTATTTCAGCTATATTTACCGCTAAATTGCCTACCTTATCACTCGTACCGCTTACAAATGGCATACCGGTAATCTCTTGACTTGGGATCAAAGACATTGTTTGCAGTCTACTCAATTCTTTTCTCCACATATCAATTTCATTATTCAGATAATAAATCTGTCCTAACTCTTTTTTAGTCATCGCCATACCTCCTTATCTTTAGTTTTCTTGGAAACTTACTACATAATTTCCGTTTATGTATATCTTCTTCCCTCTTTCACGAATTGCAATAACTTTACTCTGTTCTATGGCATTTATAAGATCTCTCCTGCTCGGCACTTCAACATTTTCATAAATATCTCCGCCGACTTCCATTGTCTTTATTATATAGCCACCTTTTTTATTTTCAGGAATATTCTCCACTATTCGCTTCACCCCTTACACATAAAATATACAAAGACTAAAATTGCTACAACAGTTAAAAAATCAAACAAATCTTCCATCATACAACCTCTTTCTTATGTCTTGCTGCAATCTCTATGACTGCATCCATCTCTTTTTCAGTAGCATTAGCAATTTGAGTACATCCATAATAAAATTCACACTTTATACAATGTTTTTTGGTTAAGCATATTTTCTGTTTTATCTTCAAAAAATCTTTTACTGTTAATTCATCCATTGTTTTATCCTCAAACATTCTTTTCATTTAAGCACTTTAATCTCTCGTGCTTTTCTAATCCTGATGCTATTTGCAGCATCCTCAAATCTTTTTCTGTTAATCCTTCACTTGCTTCAGCTTTTACAAGTTCAGGAGGTGGAAAAATTTTGTTTTTCTGAATAAATGCACTCATAAAAATATCTATATCTTCGCAAAATGCCCTATAATAAAAATCAAGCATAAACTCAATTTCTATTTTCTGTGCTTTAGTACAATATGCTCCTATATGTCTTCTCTTTAGAGTATTACCATACAGAGGTACATCTCCTAATACAGCATAGGTTATCTGAATTAACAACTTTCGTTGCATTTTATTTTTGTATTTAAACCATTCACACTCTACATTTGTTTCATCCAACTCATCCTCTCTTATGTCATATTTCTCCATAAGCACTTTGAGTTTTTGTTCTGCGACTTTTCTTTCATTTTCAGTACCTCTTTTTACTAATTCATACACTTTCTTTATCTTTTCAGGTATCTCCATTTACTCACCTTCCAACAATTCAGGATTTTCGTATATATTACCTATGACTTCTCCATATCTGTATAACCCTTGATATGTAGTTCTGTGGAATTTATTAGTGTGAATTTTCTTTAAGAATGAGAATTCAACTTTTCCCCATTTTACTAAAATATAATCTATATAGTTTCCTGTTTCACAAGGCACTTCATATTTTAGAATATCTCCTTCATATATTTCTTTGCCATTTTTATCTTTTAATCCTGTATATTGCATAGGTACATAGTGGTTTCCACGAAACATATTGTCATGATACCCTACATCTTCCCACCATTCTTGCATCCCATCCCAATCAAACATTATCTTGCTTTCCGTATCCCAAGCTCTGAATTTAATCTCTCTCATCTAAAACCTCCACCGATTTAATATGATATGTTCCGCAACTTTTCCAACCTATATATCCTCCATCGTGTCCATAATTTAATTTAACTTCTTTGCCTATGTACTTTTTTAATTGCTCTGCAAGTTCCGTTTCATATTCGTATATTTTATAAACGGTTTCATCACTTTGAGCTGTATATCCGCTTGACTTCAGATATACCTCATATCTTCTAAAATAAACACCTTCTAAATCTACTGCTGTAATTACTCCTTGATGTGTACCTTCCGTTTTAGGATAATTTATAAAGCCATTAAAACAGCCAAATACTACTGCACATAATCCGACTAAAAAACATATCAATCCTGCCCATAAATAACCATCCGAATATCTTGTTTCACAAAACACCATAAATATCATTCCTAAAACAAACATTGCTATTATTATTCCAATTAACATATTTTCCCCCTCCTAAAATACTTTCCCATGTTTATATGGTCTACTTTTGTTAAATTCGTGCTTTTCCTTCAATATAGCTTCCATATCAATTTTGTAATGTTCGCACATATCTAAAACTCTGATAACAACATCCGCCAATTCGCTTGGCACTCCTTCAGGCTTTCCGCCATCGCTATAATAAGTTTCGTTGTATGCTTTCCCTTTTCGTACTTCTTCCAATGCTTCAGATAATTCAGAATGACAAAGTGAAATCAATTCTCCGAAATTCCTTTCACCTTCCCACCAACCATGGGCTTTAGAATTTTCATGTACTTCTTTCTGCAATTCCTTTATATTCATAATATTTCCTCCAACTCTACCTCTACACGAGGTTTTTCTGAATAATACTTTTTAACATTTAACTCAACTATTTGGCTATCATCATCATAAGCTATACCATTTAGGCTATCCAAAACTATTTTTGCGATATTATCTGCATCAGGTCTTTTGGTGCATCTTATTCTTCCGGCAGCCATATCAACTCTTTTTGTCTTGCTTATGCTCTTTGATATTCCGAAATAAGCTGTTATATTTGCTCGTATTTCTCCTTCAAGTGATTTATTTTTTAATTGTGATAAATAACATTCCTTTACCCAATTTTCATATTGTACTGTCATTTCAGGAGTATATGCACCCCATTTTCCTATTCGTGGTCTTTGTTTTGCTTTCGGCTCTCCTGCAATAATAAACTTAACCATATTACACCTCCGCACTATCCCACATTTGCCCTTTTTCACCATATATAGCTTTACATTGTTCACTTCTACATACTTTTTTATCTACTCCATCTATAACCTCATCTTCTAATTTTCCATGACAACTCGGACATTCATATTCAACACTCGATAAGAATTTCATATCTCATTCCTCCTATGTATTTTTAGTTGTTTTTCATTGCATCTTCTAACGCATCTTTCACAATTTTTTCAACTTCTTTAGGAAGATCCATTTTTTCTAACATTTTTAATGCTTCAGCAGGATCTTTTGTATTTATACTAATAGTCTTCACTTTCATAATTTTCTTTTTATTTTTAGCAAAATATAATTCAACATCTCCACACTCTGATATTCCTTTGAGATCTTTCAACACTTCATTTTTAGCTTCTTTATTTTTTATATTTTTCAACACTTTATTTATTATTAAAAACATCTCAACTATCAAATCATTCTCTTTTCCTTTTATTTGCACTTCATTTTTGTCCTTATTCATATTTGCGTGTATCATTAAAATCATCCTCTCTTAATATTTTTTCCATCTATATTTTTCTGCCAAATATTCTGATTTTGCCTTTACCTGTTCTATATAAGGCAAATCTTTTACGAGTTCTTCAAACTCTTTAAAACTGCTGACATTTTCAAAGTCCTTTTTATTTAAATTTAAATAAATAGAATTATTTATTGTATTCTTGTATGTGTTCACTTTCCCCAAATCTTGTTGTTCATTTTGTCGTTCATTTTGATTACTCAAAAAGTCTGTATCGCTTTTATTTCCTGCGTTGTAAGAATTGTTTTGTTGTTCAAAGTGTTGTCCATTTTGCTGTTCATTTGCTGTCCACTCGCTGTTCATTTTGTTGTTCACTTCTTGGTAATCTTCCCAATGAAATATTGTTATAAGTCGATTTCGAGATGCGGTTTGTTGTTCAATTTGTTGTTCAGTCTCTAAATCCGCTAAAATTCGTTGCACCTTGCTTTCCGAAATCTTGAATTTTTTAGCAATAACCTGTCTTCCGGTAACAAGCTGTCCGGGTTTAAGTATCACTCTTTTTCCTTTGAATATAACCGAATGTTCCTTATGCGTAGCATTAAGCAACAGATACATCCATACAGAGAAATAGTCTGAATCTTTACAACAAACCGGATTATCTAACATTTTTCTATATGCTTTTATCCAACCACCTTGTATTTCCATAGCCATTCCTCCCATAGCGACTCGCAATATGAGTCGCTATATTAAATACTACTACCGCTAAAGAAATCATCTCCTGAAGAAGTGGATGAATTATTAACCGGTGCTGTTACTGCTGCATCATCAGTTTTTTCTTCTACATTCTGCGGAATTTCAACCGCAGGAGGTTGTAAATCATCTTCTGCTGTATCAACATATAATGGTTTTTCTTCTTCTCCCATTATCGCTGCCATATCCTTTTCATAAGCCTCTTGCATCTCTATACTCATAATTCCCCATTTTGAAATAAGTTGTCGAAGCATAGTTTTATTAGCCATATCATCAAAATTCTTACTCCAAAATGTGTATTGTGTGCCTTTATTTAAATCACTACGATACCCTTGCGAATATTGTTTTGCGTGAGACATCATCTTTTTCTTGCTCCAATACAAAGTCTTTCTAAATCCATTTTGATACTCAAACATCGCAAAATATCCGGTAGTTGGTGTGTTCTCTCTTTCTTCATCATCTTCAATAAGTTTTACTTCTAATTCTTCATTTAGAGGATCATATTTAATAAGTTCGCCCTCTTTAATAGGTAATACATTTATTTTTTTATAATATCCGGATCTCATCGCTAACTGAATATAACCCTTATATCCTAATTGAAATTGTGCAACTGTAACCCCTAATTTCTTGTTTTCAAATGGCACCATATAATATTGCCCTAATTGTGGGGATGGAGATAATTTCAATGTTTGCCCTAAAAACGCAGCATTAAGAATAGACATTTGATCGCATCTTTGCAAATCAGGATTATTAGTTACCGCAGATAGAATTGCAGTCATAAAACTTTGCCCATCTTTACCGCCTACCACTTCATTTATTTTTGCTTTTACAGCATCTTGAGTTAAAAACACACTAAAAGTTGATTTTCCTTCTTTCTTTGTCAACGCATTATTCACCATTTCTAAACCCTCCCATATTTGATATTATTTTTTATTAAAAATTCACTAAGTAATTTAAGTTGCTCATTTGTAGCCAAAACTCTAAACTTAACCTCAATTAGCTCATTATCAGCGGTTTTCGTAACTTGCTGATTACTTGCTTCAATCTCCTTCAGCTTTTGTCTTTCCGCTTCTACAATTTCCTTCTGTGCTAATGTTCTTTCCAAACTTAAAATTGAGAAGAAAAACATTTTTAATTGTTCTTCTGAAGGATCTCCGGCAATAACTTTTTGCAAAGTTCCATATTCTTGTTTTATCCTTTCTATTTCTTCCATAAGCTCTTGCGATACCTTGCTTAAACTTTCAGATACATTAAGCCATTTATCCTTAAACAGCTTTTCAAAAGATACTAATTTCTTTAATTCGCCTATATTCTCATCATAAATAGCTTTAATAATATCTTTCTTTTCCTGCTTTGTTTTGTCTTCATAAAACTTCACTTGGCTATCCACTTTTTTTGAGGTTTTATCCACAAGAGTAATTAAATCTTTTATCTTTTCTTCAAACTCTGTATATGGCTTCATAAAGTCTTTTTTTATTTCTTTTCTTCGTTCATCTAATGCTTTTGATAATTTATTCAAATTAGCTCTATCTTCTTTAGCAGACTTTATATTGTCTTCTGAATAAATCATTGATTCATAACGACCGAGATTTGCTGTCAATTCCTGCTTTAATTCCTCATAATTAAATTCTATTGGTTTTACTTCAACCAAATCTTTTATCAACAATTCCATTTATCATTTTCCTCCTTATACTTCAGGCAATTTTAGCGGTGGCTCTTTTTTGGCAACAACATATTCCCAAAACTTAATTTCCTCGCCTAATAAAAAATTTATATCCGCTTCAACATCTGCTCTTTTAATAAAATAGTGCTTCGTTTGATGATAAACTTCGTTTTCCGGCAACTCATATCTTAACTGTGCCTTCAAAACTACAAATGTTCTTCCTGTAACTAACATATAGTGCAAAACTTGTGCATAATAGTTTTGCGGTATTCTTTTATTCCACTTCTCCTTATGTTGAGAAGTAAGAATATTAGTTGTTTTTATTTCTAATATTCCAAGTTCGCCGGTCTCTTTATTTCGCAGTTTTCCATCGAGACTGGCGAACAAGAAATCATATTTAGGATGTTTGATAATACTGTTTTCCTCATGTTCTACTTCATAAATAGGATAATCTAATTTGAAAATTTCTCTTAAATGATCCTCTGCAAGAGTTCCATATTTAACAAATGGCTTTTCTGAAATATCTTCAGCTTCAACTAATCCAACTTTTTCTTTCCATAGTTGGACATTTGTCTTATATGGATTCATTCCAACTATTGCTGCTGCATCACTCCCACCAATTCCTTTTTTTCTTTCTTCAAGCCATTCTTGTCTTGTTGGCATTTATCAACCACCACTTTCTTTGGATAACTTCTCATTGAATTTCTCATTATTTTTTCTTCTTCTAAAAAATCATACAGATAGTCTAAATTGTCTCCCATTTGACATCCCCCTGTTTATGCTCTATAATTGATATAGAGCTTATAATTAAGTTCATAACTTCTTACAAAGAATCGTTTAGTTTGGTCGCTGACGATTCTTTTTTTAATGGAATAAACGCATTGCTTAAACCTCTCAAATAATTGTTCCAATATTCTCTATTGCTTTCTTTATAATCAGAATAGTCAACTCCGCAATAATCAAATTTAGACTTCTTATCTAACATATTTTTCAAGGCTTTAATCTTGCAATCAATAGCTTTTATTTCATAAATCACTACATCAACAAAATCTCTATCTACAAAATTAAGCATTTCCTGTTTGTATTCTCTTTCTTTATAAGCTATTTTTAATTCTTGTTTTAATTGCTCTCTATCCATTTATCTCACCTCCTTTACATATTCATTCCAAGTCATACCTGCATCAATAGCATCGTGCCATTTTTCAATAGGTGTTTTTGGTCGAGGTACTATTGCTATTATTAGTAATAATGTTGTTAAGGCGATTATTGATAAAAATGTTTCAAACCTTTCTCTGTTCACGAGTTTTATTTTACGCATTTTTCCGCTCCTTTCCGGGAAAGAAATCCTCTATTCTTATTTTCATTTCCCCATTATCATTTTTCTTTACCGGCTTTAATTTAGGCTTCTTCATAATCTCACATATTGCCGGTTGTCTTTTTAATTTAGCAAGTTCCTTTTGCTCCAATATGTACTTTTCAACCCATTCAATTCTGAATTTGAATGGCTTTGATGGAAAATACTCTAATCCCTTAGGAATCCAAGTCTGAGTTATCGTATATTCCGATACTGCATATTTTTGAGCAATTTCTTTTGTAGTAAAGAGATCTTTTTGTGTGTCTGGCGAGACATCATTTTTTGATTTCATTTCCACTTTTTCACCCTCTTTCTTTACAGTTTAACTGTATTTTCGTTGCAAAAAAAATCAATGTCGTTATAAGAAACTCCATAATAAACTTCCATTCTTTTTAAAATTGGAATGTCCGGATATGTATTTCCTTTCTCGTAGTTTGCAAGTGTTTCTACGCTCACACCTATATTTTGTGCAGCTTCCTCTTGAGTAACACCTTTATTTATTCTAATAGCTCTTAATGAATATTTCATTTATTTTTCACCCCCAATTACAGTTTTACTGTACTTATATTATTACAGTTAAACTGTAATGTCAATAGTTTTTCTGTAATTTTTTTCAGTTTATATTGATTTTTTTACAGTAAATCTGTATAATGCTTTTAGGGAGGTATGATATGAGTGATTTAGGAAATAAAGAAATTTTTTCAAAAAACTTAAAATATTATATGCAAATAAATCAAAAGGATCGAAGCGATATCGCAAGAGACTTAGGTATTCCATACACTACTGTAACAAGTTGGTGTAATGGAGAATTTTATCCACGAATAGATAAAATCGAATTATTATCTCGGTATTTTAATGTAGAAAAATCCGACCTAATAGAAGAACATAAAACTAATAATACCACTATTTCTTCAGCGGTAGTTTTTGTATATGGTACTATTCCTGCAGGTGTTCCAATGGAATGTATAGAGGATATTATAGATACAGAAGAAATACCTGTTGAAATGTTAAAAGGTGGAAAACAATACTTTGGTCTTAAAGTAAAAGGAGATAGTATGTTTCCGGAATATTTAGACAATGATACTTTAATTATAGAAAAAACTGATGATTGTGAAAATGGCGATGATGCTATTGTTATGGTTAATGGCAATGATGGTACATTCAAAAGAGTATTTAAGAACGAAAACGGAATTATTCTTCAACCACTAAATCCTGCATACGCACCTATGATATATAGCAATGAACAAATCGTTTCTTTACCTGTAAAGGTTTTAGGGGTAGTAGTAGAAATTAGAAGAAAAAAAAGATAATGAGGTGATTTTTCTTGTCTGAAGATGAAATATATATGGAAAATCTCTTTCGTAAGTTATCTGATGATAAAATAAGAGATTTGTATGAAAACAAAAACAAAAAGTTTAATTCAAATATTGCTTTAATTTTAGAAAACGAATATAAACACAGAGGCTTGTCTTCTATATTAGATTCTGATTTCACCATAGAAAATACTACTTCTAATAACTCATCGGAATCTGATACAAGCAAATGTATATATGATAAAGTTCAAGACTCTACATCTTTCAAAGAAACTATATTGAATATATTAAGATATGTTTTAACACTTCCGTGTGCATTTTTAGGATGTATTTTAGGTACTTTGATTGTTCCCTATGTCTTTACTGCCTATTTTGCACCTGATTCTCTTATATACAATATTACTTTTTATATTATTAGCAATGTGTTTTTTGTATTAGCACCATTAGCAATTTTGTATTATATGCCACCACGAAAATTTCCCAAAACAATTTATACTATCGGCATCATTTATTCTGTTTTTTGGGTGTTTACTATTATAGCAGAAATTATATTTGGTGCGTTTTCATTAAGAGATTTAGGAAATGCAGTAATACAAATTGCTACAATTATCTATTTTATTTTTACTGTTTCAAATGATAATACATAAATAAAAAAGGATAATGTGAAATAGTCTCGCCAGACACACATTATCCTCAATAAATAAAACACTTGGAAATGTTTTATCTGTGATAAACATATCACAAATAAAATCCCTTTTCAAGTGAAATTTGAAAGGAG